TAATGGTGGGACGTATACACAAGCACCGTTTGAAGATATTACTGAAGAAAAATATTATGAGATGATGAAATCATTGAAGGATATAGATTTGTCTAAAGTTGTTGAATTAGATGACAATACAAATTTAACTGGTGAATTAGCGTGTGCTGGGGGGACTTGTGAAATAGATGTTGACTTAAATAAAATAGAAGAATTGAGTGAAACTGAGGGGTAATAATGAAAAGGAAAGACGACTGGATTGAAGAACTATATTATAAAGAATTTGTAAAACCAAAATTAGAACCTACAGATTTTTACTGGGAAGATGGTAAAATGGTTATGACTGAAGACTACCACAAAAAAAGAGGATATTGTTGTGGTAGTAATTGTAGACACTGTGCTTACCAACCAAGTAAGTGTAATACTATAATAAACAATACCACAATAAACTAATCTTAGAAGTATTTATATAAAAAACTTATAATGCCAGAATTCGGAACATATGGGATAAATTTTCCTTTAAATAAGAGTAGATTGGGGTACATGTTTGATTTAACAGACACTCCAGAAGATGAGATTAAAGCAGATTTAATCCACTTACTCCTAACTAGGAAAGGTATGAGGTATTTTTTACCTGATTTTGGAACTCGTCTATACGAATACATTTTCGAACCAATGGACACCCCAACGTTCGATTCTATTGAGGCAGAGATAAGAGAACAGGTTGACAAATACATACCTAACCTTAGAATTGATAGTATACAAGTAACACCTCTTCAAGAAGCTGAAGAAAGTGAAGGTACTTTAGTAAATACAAACGATGATAGAGTATTTAGAGTGTCAGGAGCTGCAGCAGAAGAATATACAGCTAAAGTAAGAGTTGATTTCACCACTACTAGTAGTGCGTTCGAAACTAAAGATTTTATAATAATTAATTTATAGTGGCAAATAATAAAATATCATACACAGACAGAGATTTTGTTGGACTAAGAACCGACCTGTTAAAATACGTCAGAGAACAATATCCAGAACTAATCCAAAACGCTAATGACGCTTCAATCTTTTCTGTTTTATTAGATTTAAATGCTGCGATTGGAGATAACCTTAATTACCACATAGATAGAAGTCTACAAGAAACGGTATTAGAGTATGCACAACAAAGGTCGTCACTATATAACATAGCAAAAACCTATGGTCTTAAAATACCCGGCAATAGACCTTCAGTAGCTGTGGTTGACCTTTCCGTTACGGTTCCAGTTATGGGTGATAAGGAAAACACTAGATATCTAGGACTATTACGTAGAAATTCACAATTTAAAGGTGGGGGACAAGTCTTCGAACTAGTAAACGATGTAGATTTTGCAAGTGCTTACGACAGTAAAGGTTTCCCAAACAGAACCAAAACACCTAATTTTGACTCAAACGGAAATGTTATAAATTACACCATAACTAAAAGAGAAGTTGTAGTAAATGGAGTAACTAAAGTATTTAAAAAAGTAATAACTAGTACGGATGTTAAACCATTCCTTAAAGTTTTTTTACCAGAAAAAAATATTTTAGGAGTGACAGCAGTAATGCAAAAAGACGGAACCAGTATACAAGCCTTACCCAAAAATACAGATTTTATAAACGCAACAAATAAATGGTACGAAGTAGAAGCGTTAGTACAAGATAAGGTATTCGTAGAAGATAGTACTAAAAAATCAGATAAACCAGGAATTAAAATAGGACGATGGCAAAACACAGACCAAAGATTTATTAGTGAATACACCCCAGAAGGTTTCTTTTTTATGACTTTAGGTGGTGGAAGTAGTTCCGCTGAAGACTCATTAGATGATTTAACGTCAACAGGTTATAAGTTAGATTTAAATCAATATATGAATAATTTATCACTTGGTAGAGCACCTCAATCTAACACAACTATTTTTATTCAGTATCGTGTAGGTGGTGGTAAAGGAACTAACGTAGGACCTAATAGTGTTAATACGATAGCCAGTATAGATTTTGCAATCAATGGACCTATAAGTAGTATTAATTCAGCTGTACGAGACTCTTTAACTGTTAATAATGTAACTTCAGCAATTGGAGGTGCAAACCAACCTAGTGTAGAAGAAATAAGAAATTATATTTCGTTTAATTTTTCCGCACAACAAAGAGCTGTAACAGTAAATGATTATATTTCTAGAATACAAACAATGCCTAGTGTTTTTGGTGCACCAGCAAAAGTAGGGGTAATGGAGATAGAAAATAAGATTTTTATAAATCTATTGTCTTATTCTGAAGATGGTTCACTAACATCTAAAGTTAGTACTACGATGATGAAAAATATAGCAGAGTACTTATCAGACTATCGAATGTTAAATGATTATATAAGTGTTACGTCAGCAGAAGTAATTGATTTATCAGTTGAAATGGACTTAATAGTAGACCCAGGATATAACCAAGCAGACATTATAACTAACATAATTGATAAAACTACCACTTTTTTTAGTCCAGATAATAAAGAAATGGGTAAAGATGTTTTTACTGGTGAACTAACTAAAGACATAGTAAATCAACCAGGTGTTATAAATTTAGTAGACCTTAGATTAATCAATAAAGTAGGGGGTGATTACTCGGAAAATACGGTATCACAGCCTTATAAAAACGCATCTACAAAAGAAATAGCCTTAATTGACGGTACGTTATTCGCACAACCTAACCAGATATTTCAGGTTAAGTTACCGAATAAAGATATAGCTATAAGGATTAAAACTTTATCCCAACCATCCATCACATAATTAGATTTACAAATAGGTAGTGTATATTACTTTTAATTTTGACAGAACAAATATTTATCTGTTAAAGTAATCTATGCCCAAATCATTTAGAATAAGAACAAAAGTAGGTGAAGATAAGTTTGTAAAAGTAAACTTGCAACAAGACTTTGACCTTTTAGAAATTTTGAGTCTCAAATTGACCCAATCAGAAGTGTATGCTCGAATGTGTGCAGATTACGGAGTTGTTGTTGGAAGAGTGGTCGCAAATAGTGGATTGGGTGTACCAAATGCAAAGCTTTCTATTTTCATTCCTTTAACCTCAGAAGATGAACAGGATGACGCAATAACAGCTATGTATCCTTTTAAAGATGTTACAGATAAAAATGAAGAAGGGTATAGATATAATCTTTTACCTACCACTAAACAACATAATAGACACACACCCACTGGAAGTTTTTTAACAGCAGAAGAGACCATATCCAACCCACTTAAATTAGAAGTATTTGAGAAATACTATAAATTTACAGCAAAAACCAATGAAAATGGTGACTACATGATTTGGGGTGTACCACTAGGTATTCATCAAATGCATATGTCAGTAGACGTAAGTGACATTGGATGTTACTCTATGAAACCATTCGATTTTGTTTCACAAGGTGTCTCAATAGAAAACTTTAAAAATTCCGCAATATTCAATGAGTCAGAAAATTTAGATACACTACCACAAATAGTAATTCAAAATAAAACTGTAGAATCTGTTTCATTTTGGGGTGATGATGAAATGTGTAATTCTGGTATATCTAGAGTAGATTTCGATTTGAGGGATTCTAATGTTGAATTTAGACCCAACGCTTTATTTATGGGTAGTATTATTAGTGATGATAATAGTGGTAGTTTAGGGTGGCAGTGTGGTCCCGGAAAAACCCAAGGAGATGTATGTAAATTAACTACCGGTAGTGGTAAAATAGAAGCTATACGATTTACAGTATTCGAATCTGGTGATGAAGAAAATCCAGATTGTTCATGTAGACCCAAACTAGAAAAAATTAATTTACATAATATAGACGGAACTGGTTCATTTGTGGCAAAAGTACCGATGAACTTAGATTATGTTTATACGGATGAATATGGAAATGAACAAATATCAGACAACCCAGCAATAGGGGTACCTACAAGGGGAAAATATAGATTTAGAATTAGTTTTGATAGTGAAACATCATCAGGTACCCGTAAAGGAAAATACCTAGTACCAAACATTAGAGAATATACCTCAGATTTTATTGGAAGTTATGCGTTTAGTGAAGACTTACTAGATTACCCGAATGCTTCACACACTACTACAGCGGCAAAATGTACCAACTTTTTATCCTCACCAGCATTCTTAGGTGAAGATTATTTTTACGAAATGTTCCCGGACAGGGTATATACATTAACCCAATTCATAGACCTTTATAGAAATGATT